GTACGGTTACTTTTGTAGCTGTATTAATCTCTTATACCGCAATAACGTGGATACCCTATTAGGGGTAAACACATCACAAGGTAACCTTGGTGATAAACCAAGGGCCTGGGGTATATCAGCAACACAGCGCCACATAGATTCACATCTATGGAACACTGTCTGACTGAATACATGTAAAACCTTCACGTCGAAGGTTTCCTTTATGTTCTTGACATAAGCTATGTCAAGAGCATAAGGTGTGGTAGATGAGTAGATATTCTTATCTATTACACGAGTGAGATCAACAAGTGATCCCATTACGTGCTCTTCACACACACGCAGAAACTTATCGGTTTCTTTCATCATCTTACACAGGTTTGATCCTGGATAAGAGAAGTTGAGACCAATAGGTTCCAAGAGACCTTTAACTTTGTTAAAGATCTCCTTCTGCTGTGCTGTTAATAGCACAACTGACTGTGGGCCCAGATTCTTACAAATATCAAGGAAGTTGTCATTTGACATCTTCCTCCATTTGTAAGTAGGTAGGACTTGATCCTTAGTAATTATCTTCCCAGCAAACTCCGAAAGGAGGGAGCTAGATAGACTTTTCTGAGGGGACCATGGACACTTCATCTGCGACATTACTGCCGTATATGATTTGAACAATTGGTCATCAAGTATTATGACATCATCACCAACAATGAAAAACTCATTGGAATATTCTTCTTTTCCACTAAGGAAACGAAGAAGAAGACCATGAGTCAATGTAAACATACCAAAACTTGGATACAATCCAAGAGGTTGGCCACGTTTCCATTGAATATCACCCATTTCAGATTTCCATCTGAGACGGGAGATTTCTTCAATAAGTGCTATGTCAATAACATCACCAAAGATAGAACGAAGTGTCTCAAGCTGCAACCCTAATGGGAAGTAGTCTGTGGCACCAGTTAAATCTACTGAGTGAACCTGCTTACCTTCTAACAAGGATCTCTGGATCCAAGGTATTGCCTTAGACTGATTGAATGTACAATCCCACTCTAACTCCTTAACGATACTATAAATAGCATCGCCAATGGGTTTAAGTGCCAACTGATGAATCCGGTAAGGAGAAGCGATTGCTCGCAACTTCAAACCAGGCTCTTGTAGGAAGTGAACTTCACCTCCATACAGATGTTTATCAGGATTAACCTTCAACCTTACTTGAGGACCAAGAATTCCTGCAACTACAGGAGCATAAAGCTCGTTGTAATTCCAAGCGAATTCATAGTTTTCTCGACCTGACGCATATTGCATTTCAGCAAGAATGTTATCAGATTGATGAACTCGTTCACTACTATGAAACAAGGGAGCCCATTTTGTGGGTGAACCCCGGTATTCAAGTAATGAATTATGGCCTCTAGTGATCTTGTGGAGCGGAAAATGACGCTTCACAAACTGAGAATAATTATGATAAAATGATAGTTCTAAATTATCATTTGAATCACAATTAACGCCATCCATAAACTTTTGAAACTGTGTTTTTGACACCTTTTCATAGGTAAATAGAGAAGCAATGTTGAGTGCCTGAAGAGCAGAGTTAAATCTCTTACGAGAATTCTTCTCTGAACTATCACGCAAACACCATTTCATTACGGAGCCAAAGACACCAAATGGTAAACCTGAAGAGTTCTTACGAACCCAAGGAATATCAATAGGTAGACCAGCCTTACGGCGAATCAGGGCTAACTTTAGACACTTAAGTCTAGAGACAGTCCACTCTGGCCCATTTTCTCTAACCCAACGAAATGTTAAATCCACAAGTGGATTTATCATATAGTGGGGTAGACCAATGGCTACTAAGCGATACCGAGCTCCTCTCTCTAACTTACTCCAATCACATGATTGTTGTAACATAACTGCTCCTTTATGGATATGGTTAATAGTTAGCGAAAGGCGGCGAGCCTAATCGTCAGAAATGTGGGATCAACAAGGAATGGAAATAACCTAGGGGGAACCTTTCGGAACCTCTACACGCTCTAAACCCAAAAGTTCAAGCATCTCCGGAACAAGAAAACATTCTTGGTAGTCGAAGAGTTTGTCCCATAACGGTTTTAAGTCGTAATATTCAAGATCAGGTTGATTATAGTCGATAGACTTATTAGGGTTTGGCTTTAGGCCATAATCTCTATATATAGTTCTTATTGACTGTACAAGCGGATCATTTGAGTTACGGTTTAATATCGTTGGAAGGACTTTCTCAAGTTCTACTTCGATTAATCGTCTTGACTGGATTCGTTTTGCATTTTGAATAAGCGCTCTAATCTTATCGATTGGAGTCATTTTGTTTCCTTTCTTATTGTTGATCCCA